TCCATCAGGTAAGACTCGAACCCTCTAGCAAACTGCTCATGCACTGCGCGGCGTATAGCATCATCACGCTCCTTGTCACCCGTAGTACCGTTGTCTAGATATTCGTTTACGTGGCGAATAATGACGGTGGTGTCCGGTGCATAGGTTCCTGCTTCTTTGGCCACTTCCTCGCCGTTGCGCTTGAACCAATTGTGGATAGAGCTCACTGTATTCACGCTATCAGGGCTGAGGTTCTTGTTCGTCAGTTCCATCTCGTACATGAAATGTGCGAACTCATGTAGGAACGTGCTCAGGTCAGCAGCTTCTGTCAACCGGATTGCGCTTTGGCTAGGGGAGTAGTACCCCTTGGTTACCCCTTCGTTTTGGAACAACGGATAGGAGTCCTGCTCCACCTCCTCTCTAAGCTCCGGAGTAATCTTTATTAACCAATACCCTTCGCCCTCTCCTGTGTGTGGTTCACCATCCTCGGTGAGATGAACAGGGGTTTGCTTCGTGAACTTCTTGACCGCCTTCACCATGCGTCTGTCGTACTGGTTCACATAGAGCTCTAGGTATCGGTCGCTCCAGCGGTTTGACATCACAGTGGAGTCAGGCCACGCGATGGCCTCTTTGCCTTGGTCGACTGCGTCCACGATGGCACGTTTGAGCCCTAGATTCAGCCACGCATCACCTTTGAATGGTGCGTCAGGCACCCCACTGTTCTGGATTCTCCTCCGAGAGACTAATGAGTCTCGTTCTGCCATCAGAGCACCTACTTTTTCAAGCTGCTCTGACAGCCCCTCTGGGGCGAACTTCGTACCCACTACCCTATTGAGTAGGCTCCACCCGAGTGAGTCTACCTGAAGGTCCTGAGAGTCGCTTAGTATGAGCTGGAGTCCTGCCCCATCAAGCCCTATCCCGTCCTCCATAGTTTCTAGGTGAAGAGCTTGGCCGACCTCTACACTGTTAGTGAGGTGCATGAGATTTGGTACAATCTCGTGTAAGAGCTTAGAGATGCTTTCCCTTTTCCCATTTTCCTCCATCATCAACTCAGTGGAGCTTTTTTCTGCGGAGCTCTTGTACCCCCTCCTACGCCCCTGCTGATGCCAGTCAGACTGGAACTCATCTATGAAGTAGGTTTTACTGTAGGTACGGTTGCCCCTCGGTGCCGCGTCCTTCACCAGCACCCCCTCTGCACTGACTGTATGCCCTTGCAGCTTATAGTCCGGCTGAGTCAGCAGCTTCTCTGCCTGAGCTATTACTTCCTGTTCCGTCTGTCCTTCCTTAAGTCTAGCTACTCCGCTGAATATATCGGTGTTGGTATCGGTATTAATCACGCGAAGCACACGAGGCCCTGCAACACCTGTATGGTCTTCCATGATTACTTTGTAGTTAACCTTTGTGGGCACTGGCACAACGGGGGCGTCACCATTCTCAAGGTCGCGGTCGGTCAACCGCATCCACGCTACGATGTTATTCTCAGGGAACTGATGGCTGGATTCATTGAACTGCCCTTCAACCTCGGGTAGTGTGAGTTTCAGTTCACGGTAGTTGTCGTAGTCACCGTACATGACATACTCCTCCCAGAAGGTCTCATCTCCCAGCCCCTCACTGTCACTCAGATACGCCTGCATCTGCACCTGAGCCTCGTTGAAAGAGTACACATCATCTACCACTAAGTAACCGTCAACAAGGCCCATGTACCCTACGTCTTCACTGCCCCTTATAACGAGGTCACGGTCACCAGATTCCGCAGCATACTCCATCACAGGGTTCCGCATGTAATATTCTTCTGCGGCCTCCTCAGCTACCTTAAGAATCTCTTCCTCCAAGGTGCTGGCCAGCGCCCTCTCTATGTACTGCACAGTAGACTCATCAGACCGCTTACCTTCTTCGATAGAAGGTGCCTCCCTCTCTTGGATGTTCTCTATCGCTTGCTCGATGACATGTTCGGAGTCGACGAAGTCGTCAATGAGGTGCTGCCATTCCTCAGAAGTTGTGAGGGGGGTTCCACCATCCCAGTCGATGTTCTCTTCGTTAACTGAGCCCTCACCGCCTGACAGCGCCTCCTCCACTCTGACTCCGTTGTTGCGAATGAACTGCACCACATCATCTCGGCCAAACTTCTCGCCCCACTTCTCACCAGCAAGTAGCCACTCTTCCAGCCCTAGCCACCGAATCTCCTCCTGTTTGATACCGTTAACTTTTTTGAGTTTGGTGAGTATCTGCTTACCTAACGCGGCGGTGGCGTTGGCCACTGCTGCGGTGTGCTGTTTACGCAGCTCCCAAAGCTCCGTCATGTCTTCTTCCTCCTGCATACGGTCGTGCAGGGCATCTAAGTCTTCATCACTTCCGCTCTTTTGCGCCTTCTCTATCAGCCCTTCGAAATCTGCACGACGCTCACGACGCTCCTTCTCCAGACTAGCAATCTGCTCCAATAGACGCTGGACTTCTGGGTTCTTATCGGCGCGTTTAGGGTTCCACTCAGGTAACTGCATCTCATGGATGGCTTCCTCGACACCCGAGTATAGCCCTATGCCATCACGTTGTGCCTGTCTGAACACCTCTATCTCTATCTCTGGCTCCGCTTCAACATTAGCACCGTCGCGGGTATCAAAGGGGGTACTGGCATCGCCCATGTTCTGTGTGAACTGTGTTACCTTCTCCAGACTGTTACTAGCTACATACCCTTTGAAGTTGCCTGAGTCCCATATCTGTTCAACATAAGTGAAGTTCTCGCGCAGGGTAGCCTCAAGCTCCTGCTGTGCCACCATGTTAGTGTTCATGCCTTCGAGCACTTCTGCTGCCTTGGCGTCTAAGTCAGCTTTCGCAAATGACTTGGATTTGAACTCATCATTCTTTTTCTTCTCATTGGCGTCCCATTCAGGTGTGATTACCTTCTCCTGTATGATGGCGATTCCGTTCTCACTGACCAGCTCTGCCAGCCGCTTGATGTGGGCAGGGCGGTTCCGGTCTATGAACTGGAATACCATTGACTCTTGGACAATATCAAAGGTCTGCCCTTGCGCGTCGAAGAAGTTGATGTTTGTGCCGTCATCCTCAGTCCATGCGACCCCTGAGTCCTCCTGCGACATACCGAGTGCAGACAGTGAGTAGGTTGCGCCTTCAACCTGTGAGATGTTATCGAAGGAAGCTTTCATGCTGACGTTAGGGTCAAGGCTCAGTGTCTCAATCTTCCCGTCAGATAGTGAGCTGATAGTCTTAGCTTGAGTACCTTCGGACGCACCGATGTCAAGCATAGTGCCTGACTCAAAGGTCTTAAGAATTGCGTCACCAATCAGGTACTGGAAGTCGCGGTAAGCAGGGATGCTAAGTGCTATGTGGTCATCGAAGTTACCCTTGTGAGACATGTACTCTGCATGATAAGTCCCGAGGTCAGTTGAGGTGTCTGATATCTCGTCTTCCATACCAAAAACAACAGGAACATACTCGCCTGATATACTCGCTTTACCCCCCGTGCCGTTGGTCACACTGCTGAAGAAATCTTTGAACGCGGTGCCATCCTTCTTGAGCTCCATCTCCACTACATCTGGTCGACCATCCCGCTCGTAGTTCCACCCGTCAGGCGCATACTTGTCATCCCACGGGATTCGGTTTACTTCTACCATGCCAAACTTCGCATATCTCTCAGTCAGAGTCCCGTCGAACGCATCGAGCTTGGTTCCCCCTAGCGCGATTTGCAGAGGCAGAACTTGGTCTATAACACCACTCAGTGATGTCGCAGGGTTCTTGAACAGTGACACCATATCCCCGTCGTCTTTGACCGCAAACCCCACGAGCCCGTCGTCGGATAAGTAGAGCTTCATACCTGCGAGCTCTTCGTCCGTGTACTGATGTACGAACGCTCCGAAGGGGTTGTCTGCCTTAGCAGCAGATATGGCCTCGCTGAACTTCTTGACATCCGTCTCACGGGAGAACGGGGTGCCCTCCAGAATCTCTATCTCAGCAGCAGCAGTCTGGTTGAGCTGCTCATCGATTTGAACTTTCTCTAGGTCTTTCTTGACGAACCTGTTCGCATACTCATCGGCCTCTTCTTTCGTACCAAAGGATTGGGAGAGACTCTCCTTAATTCTGTACCCCGTGCCCGATGAGCCATCAGCCCCTGCGACAGACACTTGATAACGGGCGTCAGAGAAGTCCGCTTCACGAACGATAGATACCTCTACCCTCTCACTGGTGTACGCTACTACTCCGGTGTCGTTTGACTTCAGGAGTTTCGACCCTTGATTGAGCTGCTCAGCCTCTGATGCAAGTCGAGCTGCTTCACCTGTCTGTGGCCCTTCGATAACCAGACCTGATTGCTCGTATGCCTCTTTGATTGTGATACCGTTGCGTTTGGCAAATACGGTAGCCCACGCAGGTACGAGCTGTGCCATCACTGTAGCGTTCTGTGTGTTCACCATGCCTGTGTCAATCAGCTGCTCACGCACAGTGTTGAATATCTCCTGAGCTTCCACATATTCGCTCGTGTTCTCCTCCGCCTCTGCGAGTAGCTGAGCCATGTAGGTCTTGCTCTCCTCTGCAAGCTCCTTCTGGCGGAACGGTGCAGTGGTCTCAGCACTCATAGTCATAGCGTCCCTGAGAGCGTCGTAGTGAGGAGTTCCCGCGATGGTGGTGGCAAAGTCCGGTATGCTGATGATGAGGTCACCACCGAGTACTGAGGCCTCCTGAACCTTAGCTGCGAGTAGCATCAATGCAGGGTCATTCACCTGTCCCATCTTATCTAAGTATTCCTGCACCTTAGCACCGTCAATGAATATGTTGACGTCGCTATCTTCATTGGCTTTCTCGATGAACTGTCTGAACGCTTCTGGGTCGCGCTCCCTCAACTTCGACTTGACAGACAGCTCATTGACTAAGTCAATTTTGCCCTGTTCTCGGGCAGCTTTCATCTGCAGACGCGCTTGCTCTTTGGTGGCCTCATCCATCTTACGCATGGCGTAGTTATTTAGTAGGTCTTCGATGTCGCGGCGATTGACATTGACACTCTCAATGCCTCCACTGATGATACCCCCTGCGACTCCTCCTCCCACTGCGCCCCCCGCTGCACGGTCCAACATCTCTGATACGTTAATGTCTGCGCCTGTGCCGTACTTCTCACCCATGTACTCAAGCACCCCTTCCTGAAACGCCTCAGTACCTGCTTCAATGACAAGGCCTTCTCCTGTCGCAACGATTACCTCCCACACTTTGCTGGTGCCACGCTCCAGAATCTCCTTGCCTATCTTGTCCACTTCTGCGTGACTCATACTGCGTAAAATCTTAGTGGGAAGAATGGCTTCTAGCACGGATATTCCGACCGCCCACGGCATAGCCTCCATGGTCTCTTTGATGGTGGACTCTGGCAGACCTTTGTTCTTTGCGCGTCCCACCCCGAGCTCGAAAGAACGGGATGAGATGTACGCAGGGAGTGCAAGTGCTGCTGCAGCCATATCCGGTGTAGAGGATATGCCCGACTCGACGCCGAACATAATCGCCTCGGCCATGCCCCTGACCACACCCTCTTGACTAAATGTCTCTTTTGTGCTCTCCCATGTAGCGCGAGGTTCATATCCGAGGTCTACTGCTTTGGCAGACTTACCTATCTCGCTGATGGGGTCTCTCATTCCTGCTGCTTTTAGTGCATTGAATCTTTCAGGGCCAAGGTACACAGGCACCCCACCGAGAAGGGTGAATCCACCGAGTGGGTTCTTCTCGTCGAGAGCACCTGCTGCTTGGCTGATGAAGTTCCCGAGGTCACCCACAAGACTCGCCGCACGTTCCCCTTGACCACGGACTGCGTTGCCAAAGAAACTGTTCTTACGCTTCAGTATACCGCTGTCTGTGAAAAGGTTTTTGAGAGAATCTTCCAGTCCGGACAACGTGCTCACGTCGTCATGTGCAGCTGCTGCGTTCTGGTAGTTCATCAAGTAATCAAATGTTTTAGGATTATTGTCAACTAGACCTTGCATCACTGACTCACGGCTGTTGATGCCTGCTTCCACTGAGTCCACATCTGCTTCTACTGCGCGATATGGAACCCCAGACTGACGAGAGACTTTGTTCACCCGTGCCTGCTGTTGGGGGTTCTTCTTGACCGCTTCCGACATCACCATGCTTAACTGATTTTTCTTCTGTTTCCTCAACACCTCATCAGCAGATGCAGGGTTTTCAAGTGAGTTAAGTTTACTTAGGTCTACGTTCTGTAGGTTGAACGTGGTCTTCTCGTCGGTCATCTTTTAGCCTGTCGGTATGCGAGTGCGATATTCTCCACTGTAACAGGCATCCCATTTAGGGTCAAAAGTTCAATGACTTTTTCTATCTCAGCATGGGACTCTACGATGTTCTGCCCAGCCATGGAGATGCCTGCCGCTCGTAGCACGTTTGTGGTCATCCGAATCTGGTCAGAGTCAATGTCTGTAGCGTCCACATCGTTGGTGCCCCACAGTGTCCCAGCTTGTACTGTAGTGCTGACTAGGTGATTGAGCGCAGCAGTGTACTCAATCGATGTGAGCTTCCTACCTGCCTGAGACTCCTGCAGCCGGACCTCACTGTCAAGGGCTTCATACAGAGCATTTGCCTGCGATGACTCATCAACACTCCACTTCGACTTCTTCTCATCGAAGAGTGTCTCAAACGCAGCAGAGGTCTCAGTCGCACGAGTACGTGCAGGCTTGCTATGTACATCAGTCACCCCCTCTCTAGCTGACTTGACCCGATTGACAAGCTCTTTGTACTCAGTTTTCGCCAGCTGAGTGATGTAGTCTGAGGGGTTCACTAGACGTATCTCATCGTCCGTTAGCATCGTCAAATCGGTGAACACCATGAAATCAGTCTGAATCGGTGCCTGCTTCGTGAGTGCCGCTTGTTGTGCAGCATCGAGCTTATCCCACTCGTCAGGGTTCTTCGCCCTGAACGTCTCGGTAGATACATCCGACTTGGCAATAGTGTTGAATATCTCGCCGCGTTCCTCCGCGTCAGCTTGGTCCTTCAGGTTCAGTCGGTACATCGCCTCGGACATTGTGCGCTTCTGTAACTCTTTGTCTTCAATCTTGTTGACCTCAGCGATGATAGACTTACGTGCGTCCGCATACCCTCCGTATGTGGCCACAAGGTTCGCACCTCTCGTAGTAGCCTCCTGTGCCAGTGACTGGTCCTCCTGTACTTTACGTCTCTTGACCAATGCTTCTTGGAGATTGACACGGTCAGGCCCTTCTAACCTCCCACCCCAAATGCTCATGGCCTCATCGCCATCCTTTGCACTTTTGAGGGTGGCAGTCTTGATAACATTGGACGCGAAGGAGGAGTCATAGTTCTCCAACTGCTCCCGCCTCTCCTCAGGAGTAACACCGTTCATATCAGCCATATCACGAATGTACCGCTTGCCTAGTGCGTTCTGGACGTCCAGCTGTTTCAGGTTGTTCCAGTACAGTGCAGAGTTCTCAAGGGTGTTCTCCACCTGCGCATTCATGCCACCGACTTTCCACGCCTTAAGGTTCGTAGAAGAGTGTCTGTCTACATCTCGGAACCCACTAGTGATGTGTGCGTCTGCTACGCGGTTGAAGCTCAGCAGTGCGTCTGGGTCAAGTGACTTTCCATAAGTACGCTTCATGTCTTCTAGCTGCTTCTTAACCACAGGGGACTGGTCATAGGCTGTCCTCCCTGAAGTGCCGAAATACCCGCTGTCAGGGTTGAAGAACAGGTCGTTCTTGTCTCGCTCGAAGCCAGTTGCTGCCTCTTGCGCCGATGCCTGTGAGGCCTCTTGCGCCTGCAACTCAAATGCTCCTGCGACAGCCCCGATGCCTTGGGCGAGTTGGGCTCCGCCGTTGTCTACTGCGCGAGATGTTGTGACTCCTGCGACTTGGGTGCGAGCTTGGTTCGGTTGGTACTTGACTACGGTAGGCATATCAAATCCCTGCTTTTGCTAGTGAGGAAGCACTGGAGTACCACTTCGGGTTAACGCTGCCGCCGACGCTGACTCCGGCGCCGCCGACGCTGCCGCCGACGATGCCGCTGACTCCGACACTCGTTGTAACAGGTGCCGCCGACGCTGCTGCAGCAGGGGTAAAAGCGCCTGCTGCACCTAAAGCCGCTGTTGTAGTGAGCACTGTACCGAAAGCGCTTAAGTTAGCTGCGCGTGCTGCTGCGCGGCCCTCATCCATCACGTTCTGTGCTTGGCGGTCTTGGGTATCCGCTTGCTCATTGAAGTTGCTGCGGATTCGAAGGGCATCGACTTCCCCTAATAGTTTAGTGTCATCCTGTAAGTCCGCTGCGCTACCGGAGTCAAGGTCCACACCGTTAGCCCCTATCTGAGCTCGCTGCTTGGACAGTAGCTGTGCGGTAGCTTCGCGCTGGATATTCTCCTCCTCCACACCCTTGTTACGGGTGCTTGTGGCTTGGTTCTCCAGCTCACGGGAGTTATATCTAGCAGACGCTTTCTCTGCCTGTCCGCCTTCGTACTGCGAGTATGCAGTGACTCCTCCTGCGATGGCAGTAAGTACTAGTGCTGCTGTTGATGTTGGTTCACACATCAGTGAACTCCTATGTAGAACTTGTGAAACATCTCGCCGTTAGGCCCCATGGGTGTCGCATCGCATATCGTGAAGCCCATCCACCGGAGCCATCTTACACTGATTCGGTTGTCAGCGTGTACAAAATTGACTAAGTTAGGACATACCTCTTTCATACGTGCCAGCCCTTTTCTCGCGTTGTTTATGAACACTCGTCTGTTCAGGACCGCGCCGTCTGTCGCCAACATCCATGGGATGCCCAGTCCTGTCAGGACATTCACCACGTTCAGTCCGAGCACTGCGCAGGGGTCACCGTTGACCACTACCACAGCGGTATAGTCTGACACCTTGATGCTGTTCTTAATCGCCTCAAGAGGGCTGTGGCCTGTACCCGCCATGCACTCGGCACGGTCCGCCTGCCTCATGTTGACTGCGATGTACTTGAGCACGCTGTCATTTGGTCGGATGAATTTAACTGACATCGACTTCCGGCACTATGGCGAGAATGGCCATTGGCATGGGGTCTCGCTGCTCTATACGAATCCCGCCCCCAAGTCCCCAGCTAGGGTTAACTGTGATGTCGGCTTTGTAAGTCCGAAGGGGTAAGACTCCGTACCCATCTGACTCGAACCTCGGCTTAATCTCACCCATGTCCGCAACGCCGTCGTCACCAATTGCGCCTACCCACCCGCCCCTCGTCTTCTCCATCTCCACAACGATATTGGATATGCTGACGTTGTTAGCCCTGAGGGACTGAGCGACCTCTGTGGTATCTAAATCTAAAGTCTCAATGACAGGCAGGAACGGTAGTCCTACCGTCACATTACTGGCGTCCCGAGGTAAGGTGATTGAGCCTGATGACACTGTCAAACCTTTGACTACATTGCCGTCCGCAACTGCTACCACCTCTTTACCCTCAAGATGCCCCAGCCCTGTGATGTTGTCTGCAGGTGTTCCGGAGTAAGTAAGACCACTGTCAACACAGAACACGTCTGAAGGTGCAGTGGTAACGCGCTTCTCCATGCGCTCTACGTAGCGTACTTGGTCGCCGTTAATTATCCGTCTAACTATCACATAGGTGGCGTCCCTACCGTCCTCACTGATGCTCGCTACTGACTCGAAGGTGCCATCAGTGTCGTGCTGGTGCCATGCCCACACCTGATGCTCCCGCTGATAGGTTAGCCCCAGCAGTGCGCCATCACTCCTCACTGCCCATGCGATGCCGAAGGGTTCAGCTGCGTATGACATCTGCTCAATAGTGTGGTCCTCGAACAGGTGCTCAGACATAATAGACAGGTCATTGCCTCTAAATTTGTCATTACCAAAGTCATAGTTAATGTCTCTGATACGGGCACCCTTGTCCTGTACGTAGATGGCGGTGTCGTTGACCAGTATCGGCTGCACCCACGATGCACCGTTGTATGACTGGTTGCGTACTCCTACGGTTGAGGGTGTCAGCACTTGGTCCTGTCCTTCTGTGACACGCAGTTCACCGCCTGACGTCAGTAGTATCAGAGAGTCGAGCTCTATCAAGTGCCGAATCTCGTTGACCTCCCGCCCTGCAATGGAGAAAGTTACGGCATCATCTGCGCGTGAAGGTACTGAGGACCTGAGCGAGTTATAGTCGCCTGTCTGAGTTGTGAATACGGTCTGCCTCTGCTCGTTCGTGTTTGCGAAGGCCAACCTCTGCTGATAATAACTTACGGTAGCGGGTCTCTGTCCGGCACGGAGGAAGTCTCCACCGCTCGTGTATGTTTGGAGAGGACCTGTGAACGGCGTCAGGAGTCTGAAGGTATCACTGTCGATAACTTGTATGCTGTACGTACCTGAGTTGAATGTCGCAGGCGCGGCGATGTTGTCGATAGTCACGCGCTCCCCTGACACAAGTCCATGACTGGCAGAGGTTATGTCAAGATTGTTGACATCCATATCCGTGATATCTCCGACTATATCAGTGAAGGGGTCTCGTAGTTTGGGTGGTGCATCAGAAGTGATAGGCGCGACATTGAAGTCATCGAAACTCGAATTGTTAGAGTCCCCTATCCATCCCATAATGTCTGTGCCTGTGGAAGGGTCTTTGTATACTCGGTAGTAGGAGGCTCCCGCCACTGATGCCCATGATAGCCTTATACCTGAGGTAGTGGACAGGGACTCTGTGGTTAGCTTCTGCACAGCCGACGCTATTGACTCGGACCCGTTAATATCCACTGCTGTGACAACGTAGGTGTAGGTCTTGCTGAAGTCACCTGCGCCCTCTCCGAAAGACTGGATAGGCCCTGAGTTCACAGACCCGTTCCCACTGTAGGTTCCGTATCCAAGAGAGTTGACGTCTGTGAGTGCAAAGGTGGTGTCGGTCAGCCTGCTGACAAAGTAGGGTTTGTCATTGACCTGCGTCATGCCATCCACGTTCCGTATGATGACCGAGTCGCCATTCACGAGGCTGTGTGCCACCGTGGTGGTGACAACGGCAGGGTTAGCCTTAGTCAGCGCATTTATCCCTGTCACAGCTACTGGTGACCACGTAGGGGGCACTATGCTGGGTGAGAAGTCTATTGCATCAAGAGTCCACACATCGTCAGCTGTTCGGCTCAGATTCAAGGGTGCATGGTTGGGGTGGGTGAGGGTCATGACATCTGCTCTTTGAGTGAAGATGATTCTCGACAGTTCTGCTTCCAGATATGGGGTATCGATTACATAAGGTATGAACCCTGCGAGCACGAAACCTCCATCCCTTATTACCCTTAATTTGGTGTCTTCAAGCACGATGATGTAGGTCTGGTCAGTGTTGAAAGTGAAAGATATTAACCGTGCGCGTTTCGTGCTGTCGCCTACCTCCCCTATGAACTTCAACCCTTGACGAGAGTACACGCCCCCCTGCGGACGCACAATCATGTTCCGGCACAAGGCGAGACCATTTGAGTACTTACTGAGGTCTGCTCGCGCTCTCATAGATGGGGCAAGTTCTCCACCCGTGAAGCTCCTTTGTATAGTTTTAGCCATTAGCCTCTCACCAGTATGAAGTCGCTGTCAGGTATCTCCTGCTTCTGTTCATTCAGCTCATGTGCAACACCCGCTTCAATATATCTGGAGTACACGGCCAGTGCATCAGCTTTGAGGCCTCTGCCGAGCGCGACTCCTACGATGGCTACTGAGATGTTGGCAGCTAGTAAGTGGCTCAAGGCCATGGTGAAATTTGTGCTGAATAGTGTCGGGTCCTCAATGGCAGACCTGTAGTCTATCCTGAGGTCAGGGTAGTTAGCACCGATGACTTTGACGCCCTCGACGTTGAATACCTTATACGACACTGAAGGCTCTAGGTCGATATTGACTGAGCTGAGGTCTCGGCAGTTCCAGTAGTGGTCTCCTACGCTTGAATGTTGGTTGACGAAGGAATAGTCAGGTATCACTCTGTTGATGAGCAGGCAGTCACTAGGGTACTGGTACGTGTAAGCCCACTCAAAGAGCTCGTGCACGTAAAGTGCCAGAGGCTTCACTGAGCCACTGAACTGCCATGGGGCGTCTTGTAGCATCTGGTCACGGAGGAAAGCGTAGAACAACTTACACTGTTTCGCTTGCACACTGTTCTCGTCAAGAGAGTTGATGCTGCCAGCCCGAAGGTGGCTCAATGCCATGTTGCAAATTTCGACTACGCTTGCCATGATATCACCTACAATGTTTTAGTGGTTGGAGTTTCCATGAAGTCAACTCTAGGTGCGAGACCTGCATCTGTACCTGCAGCGACCTCAGCCTTCGCCTTGTTGGCCGCTTTGGTTCTGGCGCCCTTCTGTGCAGCGGTCTCGCCCTTGACAGGTGTGAGCCAGCTTGGACAATGCTCAATAGCCTCGTCGCTATGAAGAGTATTGCGTTTCCCCGAAGGACTGTATGTCGCACCCTTCCAGAATCCTTTTGCGATTACGTTGTATTGTGGCATGTTAATGCTCCTGTTTAAAAAATAAAAAAGACAGACGTTTAACGGCCTGTCTTTTATCATACACTCAGTTCGCTTTACGCGCCAGTGAAGTTAGTCTGATTACCCACGGTGATACCAGCAGTAATCTTACCTTCAGTAGGATTGGTCCCTACCACGTTGTAACGGATGCCTAGATAGCGTTTTGAAGCGCCAGTTGGAACCACCTGTACGTATGTAGTTTTACCTGCAACAAGGTCCGCCAGTGGAATGCTCTGGGTTAGCAGAACTGTTGAGCTCGACAAGTCGGCGTTGGCGCTCACCTCTACTGTAATCTCAAGTGATGTTAGCGTGTTAAACGCCTCTACCACTTGGATTAACAATGGTACTGCAGAGCCTTTGCCGATGTCCTGCTCTAGGGCAGCTTTGGCGCGGTGAGGAGTTCTCGCCAAGCCAAGGTCTATCACGTTAGATATCGCATCGGCAGTGATTGCCTGTGCGTCACTAAATAGCTGGTTAATTGAAAGTATCATATTAGTATTCCTAGTTAGGAAACAGCGTGTGGATTAAACCACACGTGCTTCTGTGTTGATGATTGAGTCGGTCTCACGAAGCGGTATGCCACGATAAGCAGTAACCTCTTTACCTTCCACTTCACGGGTGGTCAGTCGTGCGAAGTTGTCAGTAGTACCTGCATTAGTTGCTAACGCATCTAGTGCTTCGAGGATGTCAGTGTTTAAGTAGATAGCAATCTGGCCACCTGCTACACGACGGTTCTGTAGTCTGTAGTATGCTTTACGCATAAAGTCATACAGCTTCACCGAGCCTGCTTTCACAAGAGACACATCGATGTTAGCGATGCGTGATACATAGCGCCAATCTTTAACTGCAAGACCTACGTGCCACTCGAACTTCTCTTCAACGCCGTAGAACGGGTTGCCATCGGCATCCAGTAATCGTTGCTCACCCTTGTCAGAACGACTGACGCCTGCTGCAGTGCCTTCAGGGTATAACAAGCAACACTGGTTTTCACCCCATGTTATGAACCACACAGAAGTGTTGTCTGCGCCTGTTCCACCCGCATCAATAATCTGATTACCGTTCTTGGCAGCTAGGCTATTGAACCGTGGTGCAAGGCCCATGAACTCTTCAGGGTCTTCAGAGGAGTTACCGTAGATAATCTTCTCCGCCACTTCCTGACTCATAGCTTCGATGTATGCCATCGCTTCAGATAACCGAAGTGCAGCTGGGTTCTTCGCAAGCTTCAACAGCCGAGCGTCAACGGTGCTAAGACCTTCAACGAAACCTGTGGTGTCGGTAACTTGTGCCTTGGCGGACTTGCCCTGCACAATACCTTTGTAGAGCTTACCCCAAGATACTGGAGGTAACCCAGTTCTCACCACGTGCAGATGTGATGTGCCTTGGTTGCACTCAACTGCGATTGCATCATCAAGCATAGGGTTCATCTCCATCAGCATTTCGATGACTTCGATGATGTCGCCCTTTGTATCTTGTGACTTGAATATGTCGATTAAGTCGACAAACTTATTGCCTAAAGTGGCCATTTGTGTTTCCTCAATATAGAGTTATTTAGTAGGGTACATAGTTTCTGCGCGGTCTTTCTTGGCCTCAGATTTTTGTCCTTCATTATCAGGAACGTCCTCCTTGGTAAGTCGACCCACGTTAGCCATGAATTTAATTAATGAGGGATGGTTTCCTATCCCGTATTCGTTCATCAGTTTTACCAGACCTTCGTCTGCCCCGAACTTGTCCATAGCTGCTTTCGCCAGTCCCACGTTCTCGTCGAACTTGGTGCCACCTATGTCTTTATCCGCTTTGGCTTCTGCCAGCCAGTCTGTCTTCAACTGATTAAAAGTATCTACCTGTGCCTGTTGAGCCGCTGACTGTTGCTCTGCTTGGAAGTCGACCAGTTTCTGTGCCTGTTCCTGCGTCAACCCTAACTCCTTGAAGATAGGGGTGGCAGATTCGAGCAGTGCAGCGTCTAGCTCAACTCCTTCTGGCAGTGCAAAATCTGTGTACTCTTCTATTGAGGTTTCGGATTTGTCACCTTCATCAGTGTCACCCTTGCCGTCTCCGGCAGGGGCCTTGTCACCAGCATCAGCAGTTAGTGCTGTGTTGGTATCGTCAGTAGCTGCATCAGCTTCTGTGGATTTGTCTGCGGGTGCATCACCCGTCAGTGTTGTGTCTTCTGTGTTCATCGTTTCGCTCTCTAAGTAGTTGTATGTACAAGTCAGGTGCGGCATCTTGTATCTCGTTGAGGAGATGCAATCCTACCTGTCTCTTGCCTGCGTTCAACGCATGTTCGTATGGGTCCGAGTCGAAGGTGTCTGCGAATATGCGTGAGTACTCAAGGAGCCTCCTGACCACACTGCGTCCGCCCTCAGTTGACATGATAGCAGTTATCTCAAGTAATTCAATAGTCCGTGCTTTATCTGTCATGGGTTAGCCTGCAAACTCAACTATTAAATTAGCCGCGCGTGATACCAATCTTTCTGCTGTTCTACTGTTAGCCGCATTATCTACTGCTGTATAAGTCACTGTATAATCACCTGAAGCCGCGCCAACTGTATCACCGCCGCTATCGTTTGAGTTGATGATGTTATTAATGGGGTGAAACGTAAAACATACCCACTTCTTGTCTTGTTATTACAGGGGTTGGTTTTCTTCCCCCAATCGGTATTCCCACAATGTCAACATTGGCAACAAACTGATATA